GAAAGAGATCATTAGAACTAAGGAGAGATCCATGCACACACAGAGTGATTATCTTGTTGATCAGCTCGCTAAGATATTAGAGAGAAATCAATCTGTGGTACTAGGGGTTGAACTATTCGGTCTCCAGAAATTGTCAGGACACCCTTTGGTAGATCCACGTATCGGAGGAAGATCATCAGCAACAGAGGCAAAGACACCAAGATATTGTGCTCCTATGGATGCCCAGCGTCTGAGAAATAATTTCTGTAGAATGTATGTGGAAGGTTATATCCGTCGTAATGGGAGATGGCCCCGGCTTCAATTCAGTGAAGAAGCCAAACGCACAACATTGTATCAACTATGCAGTATTAGAGAACTCAAAATAGGGGTTGATAGCTATCCTTTGGATGATTGGGATTCAGTGACATTTGCTAAACACTTGGACTTTGAGTATTATCCGAACTTCACCGATCTTATGGATGACCGATCAATATCCTACTATAGGTCAGAGGCCGCTGCTACCTGGAGAAGAGAAATTAAACCAAGGAGCCATAAAAGACTACTTCTTGAAATGCTCTCTAGACCTGATATAAGTATAAGGGCTATAATTGAACAAGTTAGATCGGGCGATATACCATATGATTGGATGATTGTATGCTTGTATCCAAAAGAGAGAGAGTTTAAGTTGGCCGCTCGTATGTTCTCAATGATGGTATTCGAGATGAGAGTATTCTTTGCTTGTACAGAGGCCAATCTTGCTAGTTCTGTTTTCCCAAATCTTCCACAGCAGACAATGACTTTAACCAAAGAAGAGATCCAGGATCTCTTCCACATTGCTTCATCCGATAGTCGTTCTGAAGATTGGCAAAAAGTGTTCTTAGAAGTTGATCTGACTAGATGGAATCTTAGATGGCATGCAGAGTCAGTTAATCCCATAGGAAGAACACTAGAAGATATGTTTGGGCTTCCTGGGGTATATACTGTAGTGCACCATTTCTTTGAGTGCTGTCTGATTCTAGTGAGAGTTGCTGAATGTGAACCTGAAGGCCTTACTCTCACCTCTGTTAAAGAAGGAGACTTAGCTTGGACAGGACATAAAGCTGGTTTTGAAGGAATATGGCAGAAGGGATGGACATGTGCCACATATGCTATGATTGACTTAGCAGTATCCCCTTACGGTCATAAGTATTATGTCATAGGTCAAGCTGATAATCAGTTAGTCGTCCTCACTGTAGACTGTCGAGGACAAGATGACAGAGCAGTCCAGATTGCAAGGATTGCAAAGGAGATCGCAGAGAGTATCGAGGATGAATGCTCAAAGGTAGGTCAAGAAGCTAAACCAGATGAGTGTATACAGTCGACCACCGTCGTCACCTATAGTAAAAATGTGTACATCCACGGGGCTGAGTACATGACGTCAATCAAAGCGTTCAGTAGAATATTCCCCCATGGAGCATCTGATTTTCCATCAGTGGGTAATAGTATATCTTCGATCACAAGTGCATGCATTACCGCCAGCGAGAGCTTAAAGCATCCTTGGAAAGGATATTTTCTCAACCTTTATCATATCCTTCAGCATCTACGGTATATCACTCGTAGGAAGACACTTGACTCTTTACGACTTACGCCTCTCTTCTTCACCAGATTGACCATGCATATGAGGTACTTTATAGTGACTATTCCTGGAATACTAGGAGGTATGGATGCTCCTTGCTTCACAGATTACCTATACAAGGGAGGGAGTGACCCACTAGGCAAAGCTTACTCGGGTCTCTATCTCATTGGTCCTTATTCACCTCTCATCAGAAGATACTTAGGAAAATTGCACACAGGATCCATGTTTAGTCCTACTCCCAATTTAGAAGATCTCATAATAGATCCCTTTAGTCTCCCTTTCTCTCGCCCACGCACTCCTGAACAGTCTATTACTACTCTGAGTAGAGACAGGATTCATGATCTGACCACCAATAAAGTGATTCGAGAATTAACTAGCGCCCAGGTAAATACGTACGAAGAAGAGCTTATGACTAGACTCATAGCGGTATCTCCTCTCAATCCTGTTCTCCTGTCAGATATTCGATCGTTCTCAATTCTTGGAGCAAGAGATATGATATCGCGGATGTTTACTGTAACTAGGACAGTCCAGTCTCTCATTCAAGGAAATCAGGAGATATCAGTATGTGGGAAAGTACTTGCCACAGGAGCCAATTACTTTACTAACACTATCTTACGATTCAGATCCATCACAGAAACCCATTACTATTCAAAAAGGATATATGATGATGTTCAGAGGTTGAGATCATTCTGGACCAAAGGCAAATCTAGGTCCATAGTAGGAGTGAGTACATACCAACCCTTTGATTTCATTCATCGAGTGTCATCGGATCTCACTTCTGATAGAGGGTTTAAGATATGGCTAGCCGATCGTCCCCGAAATGATGTGTATCACTGCCAAGGAAAATATCAACCTTATCTAGGACAACGAACTCGAGAGAAACGATCCGATCATGGTTATAGAATTATTACATGTTCTGCCCCTGAACGAGCAGTAAAGAAATTGTGTGACATTGCTACTCAACCAGGTGTTGACAGTAGCTTTATCACCCTGATTGAGGATGCCCTAGCAACACGGACTGGTGTCAACATCTGGGATATCTTACCCAAAGTAGGAACATCTATAGGTGGAGACATTTTACATCGCTATGGGTCCTCCTTAGGATATAGAGCTGCAAACACTTTAGGAGCCTTAACCTTTTCATCTCACTGTCTATTAGGGACTGACAATGCTCCTCCCGTGTCAGGGGGTGAAGTCGATTATCCGATCATGATTCAAGAGTGCAAAGCTGAAATGGTAGGAATGATATCTCTATATAAGTCTTTAGGAATGCCGATCAGGGAGATCACTCTGGTTACTGAAGATCTACCCTTAGATCCTCTACCGTCAGAGATAGTCACTTCTTTATCTGGTCCTATAGCTCATTATCCTCAATTGAGAGGAAACACCATTGCTTGGGCTGATGAGGTTCATCTACGACGAACTCACGGTCCCGAGGAGTCTCCTTTCATAGGTTTACTGGACTTACCTTCAGGCTCCAACCTTCATCCTAGGCATGCTGTAGCAAGAATTATTCACAGAGCTACCACAACTCAATCTAGCGCTTTAGCTGTAGCTGATCGCGGACATGGGGCGATACGTCTCTCCTTAGACTTATTAGAAATTCGAGGAATAGGACCAAATGATTTATGTTCAGCTTTGTCTAAGGAAGCCGCATTGTTAGCTATAGAGGTTCTTTTCGCTAGATCATATGATACTATAAGGTGGTCTCCTACTCCTTTCATAATCTCAGTATGCCAAGGTTTAGCTCGATCGGTTCTTATCTACCTTAAGCATCCTATGTTCAAAGATGACACATTCGTGGTCAAGGTTCTCGGTTTATCTCCTCTAAGCTATCATACAGGTCCGGTTCTTCCTTTAGTTAGACTCGCAAATCATTTAGCAACAACTGCTCATCGGCTCTTCTGGGACCCTGCTTCCTCAATATACACTAGACCAGTCGTGATATTTGATGACGACATTGACACTGCATCCAGTGATGAGATTATCAGATCCATCAAGGTTAGTTTCTTTCAAGCTCTTCTGCTTGGAGAGATCACTGAGTTTGAAGGGTATAGAGCTATACGAAAGGTTCTGTCTGAATCGATCATAGGAACTATAGACGAAGATGAGAGATTGAGTCAGGTCTATAGGTACTGCATCACAGTGTACGCTTGGTGTCGAGCAAACAACTTCGATGTATTGGCTGAGAGGATGTCATGTTTGTACGAAGGTTTACTCATCCGGCGATCCTATCAGGCATCGTCAGAGGTAATTCGCTATGCAAGAGTCCTCAATTCCATGACAAAATATCATGCGGATCCAAGCACAGTGAATTTGACATACCCTAAATCGAGTGACTCGGAGTTTCAATGGATCTCTCCTATGGAATTTATTGGTCACCCACCTAGAGAAGGGCCACAAATGAGCCGAGTGACCAACCTAATCTTCCACTCTAGACGGATGAAAGGACGAATGTATGGCCGTGACTCATCAGCTGGGTATTCATATGGTCCTATAGCAGGCTTCTTTAAGCGTCGGATAGTTATCAATATAGGAACTGGCTATGGATCAGGAAGTGCAGTTGCATTGCTATCAGGAGCCAGTCAAGTTTTTGGATCTGATCTATACGAAGACTTAGATCCTGAGCTGTTGATGAGTGGCTATTCTGACCCTCCTGCTATTCAATACACATGCCTTTCAGCTAGATTTGAGAGGATCCCAACTTCCTCTCAGGCCCCTGGGAATATACTACTTCCTTCTATTGTGCCGAGTCTCTCACGTTGTCCGAAAGATGGAGTAATGTACATCATAGACATACCTCTCCGGGGTCTCAATGATATCATCACCAGTGTACGCCACCTTCTCTTAGTGACACCCTTAGTTGAGACTCTGATTCGATGGATAGGAGAACGGCAGTATACTCAAGATTTATTATCAGAACTGAAGTCTCTTTACTCTGAGTGTAATTATTATGTTATCTTTCAAGACGACTGCTTAGAGGAATGCTGGTTTCATATCTTGACGAAGACCCCAGAGATGAAACCCCGGTTGATCCGCAGTGATTCTAGACAACCCAGCATTATATATACAAGAGAGTTCCCTTATGAGGCTCTAGGTGGAGGAGCAGACTACATCAAATCCCTCCTTCATGGACCTTATAAGGACTTATCTTCAGCCAGCCTTCAAGCATGTAATGAATCATGGGCAGGAATTATGTCATCCTCGGTAGGGGACATCTCACACAGATTCACCTATGATCAATGGACAGATCTGATACATGCTTGGATCACAAACGATATACTGACATCAACAAGACCGTCATTAGAAGTGGAGAAGATACTAAATCAAGATGCTGTGGAGATCAACATAGGAGACACCATAATTCCTGTGATTGTCACCAAGGGATTCAAGCACACTATCAGTAGGCTTCTTAGTCGACTACTCTGAATACTCGCCGCACAATACTCTTTCTGAAGCCAGAATGATTTGTCGTTG